AATCAGATGATAACACGAAAGCAGAGATAAAAGCGTATATGGATGATTGTGATGTAGATTATTCTTCAAGCGACACCAAAGCAGAGCTACTTGAAAAGCTCATGTCAGAGCCTCATTCTGTGCCTAAAAAAGATGAAGAGTATACGTATACAGAATCTGTGGTAGATAAAACCACATTACAAAACCCAAGTTGGCAAGAGTGTGCATTTAAACAAGGCAAATTAGGAGCACCAAGATGGAATAGTGATAATACAAAGGTTCTTGTTAAATATGAATTATCTATCGCTGATGGAACATTGGATCAAGTTGCATCAGTTAGTGGCATTACGGCTCTATCACATAGTGAATGTTTAGCTGAAATGAAAAAGGATGAATGGTCTGGTGAGTGACGATTTGAAAGATTACATAACTATAATAGTATTTTTAGTAATAGTGCTTGGCGGGTTGGTTTTACTTGGAAGCTGTGATGAAGGATGGTCAGTGGCTGGTTATGAGGTATGAGCGATGCCAAACCTAAAACGGCAAGGAGCTATCGTGGAGCTTTGGTCAGTGACAACGCTATTATATCTATTAACATTAAGTGGCTTGGCCAAATGCTTATACTTGTCGCTGGACTTGTTTATTCGTACACAGAAATTACACAATCAATTGCAAATAATGAGCGTAGGGTTATTGAACTTGAAGAACGAGTTGATGAACTCAAGTCAATTCATAATGCTGAAATAGAAGAGATACAAAAGTGGTACAAATTAAACATTTTTGGAAAAGACAAAAGAAGAAAGTGAGTCCATCGGAATGGTGGAAAGAAGATATATGGGTGGAGTTAGATGATATTGAACATGATTATTTTATTAACAAAGAGTTGCGAAGAGTACGATGAGCCAAATGCCTTTTCATTGTATGATATGTGATAAAAAGTGTTTAAAACCATTTAATGGTTTATGTGAAAAATGTCAAAAAGAGGAAATAACAGGATATGAAAGTGAGGAAGAATGACTGAATTAGCGGATCTTTATTTGCAATTAGGCAGTGCGGGGTTTATTGCGTTACTCTTTGGATTTATGATATTTAATCTTATCTCATCCCAAAAAGAACAAAGTGCAGATTTAGAAGAGATTAAACAAAGCATAAGAAAAATGGAAAATGTTTTAGATCAAAGTATGGGTATTAACGTGAAATTAATTGACAGATTTAATGTTTCAGATAAAGACAGAGAAATATTTTGGAGAGAATTAAGTGATGATTTAGCCTTTATAAAAGGCCGTATTAATGGGAATAGCAAATGATGGATAGTTTAAGAACAAGCAGTTTCAGCGTAGCTCATGGAATGCTGTACTGGTTAGATGTAATACCAGCAATATTAATGTGCATTATGCTATGTTTTAATATTTACTACTTATACACAAAAACAAAGAAAATAAAGGAGTCGTAATTATGGATTGGATGAACTGGTCTAATTTCGCATACTTAATGATTATAATACTTGGAGCGATGGGAACAATGGTCGCAACAAAGTACCGTATTATCATTAAAGAAATAAAAGAGGTCGCTCAAAAGTACCATGAAGCAAACAAAGATGGTAAAGTGACAAAAGAAGAACAACAAGCAATTGCTAAAGAATGCATGGATGTATTAATGGCAACTGTAAAACTTGTCTGGAGATTCTAATGGCTGAACAATATGATAACAGCGGAGCATTATTTATTAATGACCGTAAAGAAAAAGATAATCAACCAGATTATACAGGGAATGTTGTTATTAACGGTGAAAAGAAAAGACTTGCTGGATGGAAAAAAACACAGAAGTCAGATCCTTCTAAAACTTTTTTAAGTTTAGCTATATCTGATTATCAAGAGCAATCTGATCAAAACCCAAGTGGGGTACAGCCTACACCAAATCCAATGGATGATAACTTGCCGTTTTAATGAAGTTTGATGACATTATTGATGAGGTTATAAAATCAGAAGGGGGATCCAGAATTACTATGGATCCCCTGGATGCTGGTGGTACTACTAAGTATGGTATATCCCAACGAGCTTATCCAGACCTGGACATAAAACAATTAACAGAACAAGAAGCAAAAAATATATACCACTTAGATTACTGGATCCCAGCAAAAACCGATAAGGTACCCGCACAGATTCGTGAGATCTATTTTGATATGGTTGTAAACTTTGGGCAAAGATCTGCTGTAAAAGTATTGCAACAGGCTTGTAATGGTAAGAATACCTATGATATAAAGGTAGATGGTTTAATTGGTAATGCTACTATTGGAGCTTGTAAAAACGTGGAACCAGATAGATTAAGAGCTTATAGAGTATTAAAGTTTGCACGAATTGTAATTAAAAAACCAAGCCAGGAACGCTTTTGGTTTGGCTGGTACCGCAGATCATTACGTATTTAATGCTACACTAATTATGTAACACCTTCCTGTTCGTTAGTTTAAGGTACAAGTATTTTTGCTTGTTATTATTTACTTGCATTTTAATATTTTTATAGCAATATTGTTATTGATGAGATTAACAAATAATATAAAACTTGGCACAGATATGGGGAGTAACCTTCAGTTAGTCTCATCGCTTACTAATACTTCCCTTGTGCCTTCAAAGAAAGATGAGACTAAAATGAAATATAAAACATATAAACCAGAAGATGTTCAAGTTGGTGATACAATATACGCTTACACGCTTAATACTAAAATCACTAATGAAGCCTATAAATTGTTCCTCTATTTACCCGAAATAGATAGGCCATCTAAACACACTCTTAAATATCACACTGAAGCTGTTTTACAGTCCGAGCTATATGATAAGGGCACTCAGTTTGAAGAAAGGTATATACCCTGGTTAGCTGGTAATGTTTATGATCTATATGCTGAGGGGGTGTAGGATGAATACTAAACACGGAAAATACAGTTTTGAGTTTGATCACAAAGACAGATCTCGTTGGGATGAAGAAGCTTATCCAACTGGAATTGAATACACAATATTTGATCTTAAGCTACCCGATGTTAATGACATTATTATTGAATGTACTCTTGTATCATATGAACCCGAACCAGGAGTTTGGAGAAATCCTAAATACATTAATCCAACATATTATTTAGACATATGGTGGGATGAGGAAGTTAATGTTTATTGGACAAGAAATTTTCAAAATCTAAAAGGGACTTTCAATAGGTATGTCAAACATATAGAAAAACTAATTGATGATAATCAGTTAAATAAAACTACCCTGGATGCATTTTTTAAGCAGATACAAGAAGAAAATACAGCCAGAAAAAAGTTGGATAAAGAAATCTATGCAAAGAGGGATTTTAAAAAAAGAGTTAGAAACACATTTCCAACTGCATTTAAAGGGGGTAATTAATATGCCTTATTCATTAGGACACCCAAAAAGATTTGTCTCAACCCGCTCAAACACATCTGTCTTACCTTCTTGTGCAGATGCCAGGACTCCGCAGTCTAATGAGCGGGAAGCATTAAAGTGTCAACATAACGACACAGAATATCAGCCCTACGAACCAGAAGTAAACGCATCGGAATCCCTTTCATGCGTGGACTGTGGGGCTGAATTAACCTTAGAAGGAGAGTGTATATAATGAAGAGGAAGTTCGATGAAGGATTTGATAGGTTGGGTGAATTGTGTGAGGTCTATCTTATTTCATTAGTTGTTATTACAATAATTGTAAACGTATGGAGAGCAATATGAGAGAGCCAATATCACAAAAGGAATTAGATTTAAAGCTACGCCAAACCTACTTAGGTACAAGTGAGTGGGCTGTTGTTAGCAAACTATATAATAACTACAAAACACCGTTAGATGTGTTTGATGAAAAGATCTTTGGTTATGAGAATATAGACAATCTTAGAATGAGGTTAGGTCGTGACATTGAGCCTATGATTGCTAAGTGGGTAGAGGAAGAATTAACTACAAAGAAAATATTACCAAATGGATCTGTACAAAAATGTGGAGTTGTTGTCAGTTTAGATGAGTATGTACGATTTGATAAAGAGCATGATTTTTTAGCAACAAACTTAGATGGTGTTATCCATTTTAAAGATGGTAGGCCAGATGCTGTATTGGAGATTAAAACAGCTTCCCAGGTAGCCAAAGAGTCCTGGGGTGGTAATATACCTATTCAATACTATACACAGATCCAGGGGCAAATGCACATCACTGGAAGGAAAAAAGCCTATGTAGCTGTGCTTACGTTTGGTTATGCGGGTGTAGATAGCTTTGATATCTATGAGTATGAATACAAGCCAGAGTTTATTGAAGTGGTTATAGGTAACCTGGTCAATTTCTGGAATGATCATATTATAACAAAAATACCACCTAAAGCGATGACGGATAGCGATGTAAGGCGTACATACCCAGAAGCAAATGGTGAATCAATAGAAGCAAGTATTGATTTAATCAATCAGTTTGAGACATTACACCAGATGAAAGAGACGAAGCGAGAAATTGATATAAGTATTAAAGATATTGAAATACAAATTAAAAAGTCTATTGGTCATTACGAATCGGTACGTGATGGAGAACGAACACTGGCAACGTATTCTAATAGTAAGCCCAGAGTGACCTTTGACCGTAAAACATTTCAAATAGAAAACCCGAAGCTGTATGATAAGTATCTACGTGAAGGCAGTAGTTATCGCACACTTCGTATAAAAAAGGAGAGTAAATAATGGGAAAACCTATTAACCTAAAAGGAAATCTGTATAGCAAAGTAGTTGATCGTATGAGACTATTTAGAAATGATTTTCCAGCAGAAAAGGGTTGGGCTGTATTAACAGAGCCAATCAACTTATCAAATGAGGCTGTTGTATTTGAGGTCAAAATCAATAATCCAGAAGGTGTTACGGTTGCTACAGGATTTAGTAACAACATACTTGGAAGAGATAAGGCATTAGAGAAAGCTGAAACAGTAGCAATTGGTAGAGCGATAGCCAATTTTAATCCAAAATATGGTGGTGATGCACATGAGTTTGCATCTCAAGAAGAGATGGATAAGTTCCAGGAAAACCAAGTCATTGTAAAAGATGATGGTGATTTGTTTCCACAAGAACAAGCAGTAAAACCTTCTAATGGTGATGGTGCTGTATTATGGCCATTTAACGGTAAGTACAAAGGTCAGCCTATTACAGCGTTAGATCAGAGTTATTGTACTTGGGCATTAAATACGCATGAACAATTAAAAGAGCCAAATCATGCTCCTTTACGTTCTGCTGTAGAATCTCATTTGCAGTCATTTTCATAGGTAGATGAATACATGGCGGGATCTAACAAAGGCATATGCTCTTGCTCAACTGGATTATCCAGAGGGGTTAGGGTTGCACAGAACATTAAAACTAAAAGTTCGATTAATGGATTGGCGTTCATTAAACAAGATCCCGCTAACAGAATTACAACATTTAATCAAAATACTAAGAGAAGAATATGTCAAACTCAAAAATAGAGAAGATTCTGGCGAATCAATCAGACCAGACACCGATCCGCATCAACGAGATGCTAATAAAAAAGATCCAAGACAGATTGGAGCTTGGGGCAAAAAAATACGGTGATACACTTAGTTTAAATGATGAAAGAAACTTTTTAAAAGAAGCAATAGAAGAAGCGTTAGATATGAACGTATACCTATCAGCTTTTTTAATTCAAATTGAATCAGCGTTAAAAAATAGACCATCAAACGAAATCAATACAGATGAACTCATATTAATAATGGATGGCCTGGGTAAGCTAATTATGGCAGAAAAAGAAAACCATGATAAGACCAGGGTGCAAAAGGCACAACAGTTAATGGATCGTTTAGCCGACTATGCGGATAGTCATTTTAAAAGCAGAAACAATCTATAGTATGATTTTTAAATCCACATACCAAAGGAGCCCAAACAATGGAACTCATTATTCCTGGTAAACCTATTGCTTTAAAAAGACATAGGCATACTACTCGAAATGGTCGGATCTTTAATTATGATCCATCAAAGGCCGATAAAGCAAATTTTTTAAAAAAAGTCCAAATTTTGGCTCCAGAGGATCCTCTATATGGAGCGATCTCGATGACAGTCGAGGTTTATATCGACAGGCCAAAGTCACATTTTGGAACTGGTCGTAACAGCGATAAAGTCAAAGATAGTTCTCCTATTTATCCTATTAGTAGGCCAGACCTGGATAACTATATCAAATTTGTATTCGATGCATTAAATGGCGTGTTTTATAAAGATGATAGTCAAATAGTACACTGTGAAAGTCTTAAAGAATATGCCACTGAACCAAAAACAATAGTAAGGATCTATCCCTATGAGTATTAAAGATAAACTGCCTGTACTGCTTCGGACTGAACATATTGAAGCAATAGAAAAATTGGAAAAGAAAAATAAAGAGCTACTTGAAGCAAATGCAATCTTTGCGGTCAAATTACGCAGAATAATGAACTTAATTGGAAAGCTGAAGGCAACCCCGCCTATGAGTAATGTTCGCTTTATACAAAATATTAAGGATGTATTTGAAAAATGAAAAAAGCATTAGCTCTTAAGCTTAAAGAAAAAGCAGAACAGATCGCTTACAATTTTAGTAGGCCAGACAGAGAAAAGAATACATTTAAAGAAGTATTTGAAGTAAAGAAGATACACCCATTAAGCGAGTCTACGGCCATTATTGAGTTTCAAAAAAATACAGGCAAGGTAGGTATTGCCTTTTGTTATTGGATCAATATGAAGGGGGGTATGTGGCAGTATTTCTTCCCTACATATGATCATTGCGTAGGTGCAGAGAAAATAAGAGACATATTACACGGTGTTGAAATAGACAACTTTGATAAGAATTTCCAGGATGGATAGTAATCACCAAAAATTTTTAAAGCATTTAGATGAAAGTAAAAATGCTGTTTTTAGATGTGCTGAATATTTTTATAAAAAAGGAATAGCTGTAGAAATACAGCCAATGCAAAAAGCAAAAAAGCATGAAGATTGGAAAGATCATATTGATGATGGTGATCTATTAATTAGTCAAAGAATAGAAGTTAAAAATGTAAGCGTTGACTTTACATCTCAAAAAGATTGGAAGTTTGGGAATAAGTTTATTGTTTGTGCAAAACATAGTTGGGATATAGCACAACCAAAACCTTATGCGTATATGATAGTAAATAAAAATAAAACTCATGTCGCTATTGTGTATGGTAAAACAAAAAAACATTGGTTTGTTGAACAGCGAATAGATAAAAGATATGATAATGTAAAACAAGAATTTTATTTTTGTCCGCTTGATAAAATCATATGGGGCGTGTTGTAATGCCTAAAAAAATAAACCCTACACATATTGGCTATTGCGGTGAGCTGTTTGTAAAGCATCATATTCTACAAAATTATCCAGACTATAATATATATGAACCAATGATTGATGATGGTGTAGATCTAATTATTGAAAGAAGAAAAAAAGAATTTTTACGAGTACAAATCAAAACCATTACAGATATGAAAACAGATACAGCAGTAGAAGTCAGACTACATAAGTATGTCAAAAAAGATCTTATTGATGTTGTTGCTGTTTACTACGTAAAAAAAGGTTGGATTTGTTTTGTACCGTACAATAATGAATCAAGCATTAATCTGGCGTTGAAGCCCAGTAAAAATAACCAAACAAAGAACAGAAGATTCTTTTATCAATACATGGAGTTCCCCTATGAATAAAGATAAACGTGGCTGGATAAGGCTACACCGAAAGCTAAGAGATCACTGGCTTTGGGATAACAAAGAAGTTAAATCAAAGTTTGAAGCATGGATAGATATACTAATGATGGCATCACATGAAGATCGTTCAGTATACATGAAAGAGCAGTTAGTTGTAATCAAACGTGGTGAAGTATGCTGTAGTTTGAACACATTTGCCAAGCGGTGGAAGTGGTCAACTGGCAAGGTTAGGCGTTTCATATCTGTACTCAAAACCGACACGATGGTGGTACAGCAAACGACACGAGTTGCGACACACCTAAGTATCTGTAACTACGACACTTACCAG